ATACCTATCTGATGAGCAATACGACAGCCGCCGGAACCGCTGGCGCTGACGGCGTCATGGTGGGCGTGAACTCGGCTGAGGATATCGTTTTCAAACAAAACGGCACAGTCGCGGCGGCAACCGATGCGACCGACAGCTCCGCGAACCTAATAAATCAGGACTGGCTGATTATCGTTTCCTATGATCACACCGCAAATCAATGGAAAGTCTGGACGAACTCGACCACGGCGCGCAACGTGTCTCAGACCTTCGCGACCTCGATCGTCGATGCTGTAGGTAAACTGACAATCGGCGCTGAGAGCGATGGCGGAGGAGCGACCTCCTCGGCTGTAGACTGGCGCACCGCCTGCATGGGGAACATCGTCATGGATAACACGAAGGCCGCGAGCATCTTCGCCTATTTCGATGACACCTGGCGCGATGGCGCGTTCGACTTTACGCCTTAACATTTGCCGAAAACACGATCTTGATCTATCCTTCGTTTGAAGGGGAAATCTTATGGGCGAAATAATCATTGATAAAGGGTTCGTAGATACGCGGTTCGATATCAATTCGGACGGCACTTTCAGCGTCACGCGCACTCAGGACGTTGCCCCGATCCTCGATAATAACAAGGCCGCTCAGATTGATGACGCCGCCAATTACACCCCCTCCAGAGACATGAAACACGTTGCCTCGATCCCGCTGATCGTGCTGGAGCAATGGGCTAAAAAATGGGGTATAGCCATGACCGAGATCTTTGGCCCCAAAATGCACGAAGTTATCCGCAAAGAATTAAACGACCCCGATAATCTATTTTTACGCACCGGAAAAGGCAAAATATGAGCGACAAAGATCTTATTCTCTCGGATACAAAGAACAAAGACCGCCTCAAAATCATGTTGGCAGTACCTTCCCGCGATGTCTGGAAATCAGATTTCGGAATGTCCTTCGCCGCTATGGTCGCCGCGACCGTCAATGAATTGCCTTTTCTCGATCTCATTTTCAACAATGCCAAGGGCGCCAGCCTGTGCATGAACAGAATTCATCTATGCCAGCGCGCAGTCGAGACAGGATGCGATTATATTCTCTTCCTCGATGACGACATGAGAATTCCAATGCATACCCTGATGATGCTCCTGAAGCGCCAGCGCGATATCATCGGAGCCAATTGCGCCCGCCGCGAACTCCCGCCCTCACCGACAGCCAAAGACGAAGAGGGAAATCTCGTTTACACGACCCAGAAATCAACCGGCATTCAGAAAGTAAGATCCGTTGGAACTGGCGTGATGCTGATTAAAACAAGCGTTTTTGCTGAAATCCCGGCGCCGTGGTTCATGGAAGATCCGGTCAAAGGTATCGGTGAGGACGTTCATTTCTGCAACGCCGCGCGCGCTGTGGGATTTAATATCTGGATCGATCACGACCTATCGAAAGATGTCATGCACATAGGCGAATTCGAGTATTCACACCGGATCATGCCGCAATGGAAGGAAGATATTCAATGACCATAAGCACATACGCCACGCTCAAAGATGCGGTTCTGAAATGGCTCTTGCGCGCGAACTCGGACCTCGTCGTCACCGACACGCAGCTCGCCCGTTATATCCAGCTTTGCGAAAAGGAAATGAACCGCCGCCTGAAAGAAAACCGCCTGCTCTTCGCTGATGCAAACCTGACGATCGCTGAGGATACCGCCACGCTCGCCTTGCCGACGAATTACAGCCAGGTCATGAGCTTCGAACACTCCGACGATCAGGCGCGCGGGATCGATTATGTTTCCCCGCCTGTATTTGCGTCTGATCACACTGGCCGGGGCGTGGGCCGTCCTGATACCTACACGATTATCGGGACGAACATGCGCTTTGCGCCGACACCTGATGCGGATTATGAGGCTTATATGCTATACCGCTCGACAGTCACCGCCTTAAGCGATACGAACACGACGAACGTCATCCTGACCGCGCACCCCGATCTCTATCTGTATGGCTCATTGAAGCATGCTTATATGCAGATCAAAGATCAAAAAGAGCTGGAAAATGTGTCGGCGATGGCTGAAGCTATTTTCACCTCACTCGAAGCCGACAACGTCAACTCACTCCTACCCGCAGGCACAAAGGCGAGACCCCGCAACCCGATAGGATAAAATATGCCCGAGCTTTCAGAACCGATTAACTTTGGCGAATGGCTACCCGATCAAGGGGATTTTAACAATCCGGGATCTCTTATCGCGACGAACGTGATCACGCAGGGCATGACCTACAGGCCGTTTGCATCCCTCGTCGATATCACCGAACTCCTGCCCTCGAAATGCCTGGGCGCGTTCACATACCGCGATGCCGAAGGCAATATCACGACATTCGCAGGCACCGCCACAGGGCTTTATAAACTCGTCGGCCTTGCATGGGAAATCGTCACGCGGCTCTCTGGCGTTTACACCACGGCGAGCGATGGTTTCTGGAATTTCGTCGGCTATGGAACGCTCGTCATTGCCACGAATTACAACGATGCTATTCAGGTTTATGACATGGCCTCATCATCGAGATTTGAAGAACTCTCGGCGACCGCGCCGCAATGCCGCACGATGTTCACCCTGAAAAACTTCCTCGTTTGCCTCGATACAGTGGACGGTGACGGCCCTGTAGGATACCGCGTCAAATGGTCCCCTCTCGGAGATCCGCGCGGCGACTGGACCTCAGATCCGACCGGCACTCAGGCCGATTTTCAAGACATTTACGGCGGCGATTACTCGAACAGCTTTGGCACTGAATTACAGGATTTCGGCGTCATTGTGCAGGGCGAGGAATTGTGGCGGATGGAATATGTCGGCGGCGATACGATTTTCTCGATTAACCGCATTGATAACGGTCGCGGATCGATCCTTCCGCGCTCTTGCATCTCCAACGGTCGGAGCGTGTTTTATCTCTCGCAAGATGGATTTTATGAGTATGACGGCTCGGCCCTGATCCCGATCGGCGATGGCAAAATCGATAAGTGGTTTTATCAGATCTTTGATGAGGTCTACGATTACAATATGAACGTGACCATCGACCCGATCAGAAAGCTAATCCTATGGTCCTTCCCTTCCGATGATGCGACCGCCGGCATGCCCGATCTTATTCTCGCTTTCAATTGGGGCGACCGGAAATTCACGCTCATCGAGCAAGAGGCGGAATTGCTTTTCACATTCCTTTCGCCCGGATACACCCTCGAAGGCCTCGACGCCATATATCCGGATCTCGATGAAATGCCGATCTCGCTCGATAGCCGCCTGCTCACCGGCGGAAAAACAGCGCTCGGCGGGTTCACGACCTCGCATTCCCTCGGTACTTTTACAGGTACACCGAACACCGCCACGATCGGCACCCCTGAGGTCCGGATCAATGACAGCTCGCGCACGACTGTTCATTCGATTATATGCTACGTCTCCGGCGGCGCACACTCAGCGCGCCTCGGCTCCAGAAATCGCCCGAATGATGATGTCGTTTACACCGATTGGGTCGCTCAAAACGAGATGACCGGCGAGGTCGATTTCCTTCTCGATGCGCTCGTTCACCGCGCGGAAATCAGGCTCGAGGGTGACTGGACTTCAGCCGTGGCGATCGGCGTTCGTCAGGAACCGTCAGGAAGGCACTAAATGGCTGTTAATAACAATTACCCGACACCCCCGCAAAACCCCAGCCTTGAAGCGTCATATCTTCGAAAGCTGATGGTTTCACTCCTCTCGGCGATGAGCGGGAAAATCAATTGCACAGGCGAATTCACCGTCGACCCGAATGAAAACAGCACAATCATAAAAAATCCTCTCTGCAACGAAAACAGCGTGGTCCTGCCCTCACCGCTGACCTTTGACGCTGGCGCCGAATATACCTCAGGATCGTTTTACATTATTCCGGGCAATGGAATGTTCACGGTCTATCATCAAAATATTCCCGGTCCGGTCAGGGAATTCCGCTATGCGATCTTCGGATAATTCGCTCCTGAAAGCGACCATCCTCCCCGTTCAACCCGAAGATGTTGACCATTATGCGCCTTATGCTGTAAAGTTCATTCAGCAGGCCTTGGAACAAACTGACGGAGAGACAAGCTTAGAGAGCATCTTGTCCGACATTGGAACCCAGGAACGGCAGCTCTGGATCGTCAAAGATCATGATCGCTATATCGCCGCCTTGGTTACCCAAATCTATTCACACAATCACACGAACTACAAAATCGGCGAAATAACGATTGCAGGCGGAGAAGATCACCATCTTTGGGATCACTTCGTCGATCTGGTCGGCGACTGGTTCAAGTCGCAGGGCTGTATTTCCATGGATATCGTCGGGCGCCAGGGCTGGCATAGGTTATATAAAAATCGGGGCTTCAAAATAAAATATCAAATATTGCGAAGGCATTTATAAGGGGAAAAATATGTCGGGCGGAAAAGGTAAGAAAACCAGCACTCAAACTCAAGTTTCAAAACCGCCCGGATACCTCGGAAGAGCCAATGAATACGGGCTTGATGCGGCCCGCGCGCTCTATGATAAAGGCCCAGATCAATATTATCCGAATAACATGGTGCAGGGCTTTGACCCTCTCCAGTCCGAGGCCGCGAATTACACCGTCGAAATGGCGCGCAACGGCTCACCGCTTATCCGCTCCTCGCAAAACCTCATTCAAGATACGCTCGATGGAAAATTCATCGGCGGCAATCCTTACATCGACGACCTCTTGCTGTCCTACGGGAACAAAGCAAACAGCATGGTCATGTCGAATTTCAACAAATCAGGCCGTATGGGTTCGGGCGCAAATGCCGCCACAGCGGGCAGGGCGATCACCGATGCGACCCTTCCGGTCCTCTTCGATCAATACAACACCGAGCGCAATAATCAGTATATGGCCGCACAGGTCGCGCCGGAACTCGCCGAGCAGGATTTCATTAATCAGAACCGGATCGCAGCGGTCGGCGATGCACGTCAGGCGCAGGGTCAAAGAGTTATCGATGCGGACGTGAATAAATGGAATTTCAATCAGCAAGCCGACGACATGGCCCTCGATCAATATCTGCAACGGGTCTATGGATCGCCTGGATGGAATTTCGGCACGACGACGAACACGCAGACACAAAGCGGCGGAGGCGGCGGCTTAGGCAGCATCCTCGGCGCAGCGGCCTCGATCGGCTCGATGTTCGTTCCAGGAATGCAGGGCATGGGTCTCGCTGGATTGAGCGGCGGTCTGAGCGGTATGTTATCCTCGGCGGGCTTGGCGAACACGATGCTCGGGCGCGGCATGGGCGGCTTTAGTGGCGCTTCAACACCGCTCGCCTCAGGCGGC